TTTGGTTGGCAATATGGAAAACCTTCAAAGAATACTAAGTTAAAAATATGGTTAGGAGTAATCTTAATTCATGTTTTAATTTTAAATTTGATGTATTAATATGATAGAATATCTATTATTAGCCCAAATGGTTGGAAGTATGGAGCATTCATTGAGTCCGCCTCAACCAGGTATGCTTCCTACAGCACCAACTTATTCTTGGGAACCAAGTTCTTCTGAGGGATTCAGAAATGGTTGGAGTTCTACGCCACCTAGTGGAGGAAGTAGCGGTTCTGGTGGTTCAGTTGCAGGCATTAACATTTTTCACGAGGATGACGTATTATGAAATATTTTCTGTTTATAACGGTGTTTCTTTGTCTTGGCTTGGCTGGCTGTCAGTCTCTCACCATCGCAGACTGCCTTGTACGGGACAGTACTAACAGACCGTGTAACTAGCGGATCAATTGACCATCGTGGCGTAAAAGCGCCACAAATGGAAGAATTTGAGAATCAAGTTCAATAGATAATACAAAGATTGGTCTCGTAGCTCAGCAGGATAGAGCAACTGACTTCTAATCAGTAGGTCGCACGTTCGAATCGTGCCGAGATCGCCATATAAATAACAGGTCTTCCCTCAAATCAGGAGAATTAAATGTCCAACCGTTATCAACATTGGTTCTGGCATAGTTCTTTTATGATTAAATTTGCACAGAAAATTTCTAAATTCAGTTCTTGGCTTTGGTCTAAACAGTATCATCGCTGAAATAAAGGATATATCATGAAAAAAATGTTGATTGCAGCTGCTGTTCTTTTTTCAACAACAGCAGTCGCTGATTATCATGTTGTTGTTTCAAAACGCTATCAAAACATGAGCATCTATGAAGATGGAGATCTTTTAGATGTTTGGCCAGTATCTACCGCAAGGAGAGGATATTATACACCTTCTGGTATATTTTATCCCTATTCATATCAACCAATTCATTATTCAAAGAAGTACGACAATGCGCCAATGCCTAACTCTATCTTTTTTAATGGCGGTTATGCTATCCATGCTACTCCACATACTGGTAATTTGGGGCGTCCTGCATCTCATGGTTGTGTTCGACTTAGTCCCAGTCATGCAGCAACTCTTTATAAAATGACGAAAGGTGTTCCAACTACAATTTCTATCAAGGAATAGTTTTATGAAAAATAGCCCAACCTATACTTATTCTCAAGCAGTTAATGTTAGGTTTGCTTTGGAATTAGAATTAGGTCATTTCTTAGTCTTAGAACAAAGAAATAGGGTTATTATTGAATTTCTTAGACAAAGAATATTGGAACTGAAAGAAGAGGAAAAAGCGTGCTTAAAAACTCAAGTTTCGTAGAAGAGATAGAAAAACTCTGTCGAGATAAAAACATAGAATATATTGATGCTATCGTTTTTTGGTGTCAAAAGAACAATTTAGAGGTAGAAACTGCCGCTTATTGGATCAAAAAAGACCCAGTTATGAAATCTAAAGTTCAATTGGAAGCCGAAAATTTAAATGTTTTAAAACGTGGAGCCAGACTTCCGATATAAATATTAAGGTATAACCATTGTGGAGGAGACAAATGCTCATTGAAACAATTGGTAGACCCAGGCATACCCCTTTGCGATTAATAACAAAAGCTGTTAATTTTTATGGAGATTACCTTTTAGGTCAAAATAAGAGACTATTCAATAATATTAAGATTACAGTTATATTCGAGAAGTTTGAAAGAGGTAATAACGACTACGCTTACTGTGACTGGGAATTTGATAATCATAGATCCAGGGATTTTGTTATAACGGTAGATAGTAAGTTGAACAAAAAAGAAACCCTTCTTGCTCTCGCGCATGAAATGGTCCATGTCAAACAGTATGCAAAAGGAGAGATGAAAGATATATTCAGGCCAGTTAGAGCAACAAAGTGGCTTGGTGAAAAATATGATACTGAAGAAATGGACTACTGGGAACAGCCTTGGGAAATAGAGGCATATGGCCGAGAAAAAGGTCTTTATTTCAAATTCATAAATTATATAAAGGATTGATTTAACTTCATCATGTCTGCATTTGAAGCTTATAAAGATTATGTGGCACTAAAGAACCACTTTAGTAAGCCTGAATACGATTACATAAAATATAATGGTCATGTCAGTTTAAAACAATCTTCATTTGATAAAAGAAAAGATAAAATCTTTTTTCAAAAACTAGCTAAACGGCCAGATTATCACGATTTCCTTATTGCCAACCTCTCAGACAACAATAAGATCTGGATCAAAGATATAGCATATTCAGAAAAAGCCGAAAAAATATACGCTGATTGGAAAAAGCGCCAACAGTCTATATCTTATGTTCTTAAACAACAACTATCTAAATTAGATACTTCTTTTAATAAGAATTTCATTTGCCAGAATAATCAACATCCATTGTTGTTAAGATTATATTTGGCAAATGACATATGTTTAGAGACTCTATGTATTCTGTTGGAAATGACAGGAGCGAAAACACATTGGGACTCTAAAATGGAATACGATCCTTTGTGGGAAGAATATAACATGAAGATCGTAAAATATACTCCATTCATAAAATATGATAAAGAAAAGGTGAAGAAAATTGTTCTTGACTATTTTGGTTGATTGGGGTATACTAAATAATGATTGGGTGATACAAATGCCCTTCATACATTGTAATACACTGTTATACGGAGAAAATATATGGTTGATTTTAAGTCCTTAAAGGCAGCTTCTGGTAAGAAGTCTCTCGAATCCCTAACATCTGAACTTAATAAGGTCGCTGGCGGAGAAAACGCCAAGGGAGCAGACGAGCGTTTTTGGTCGCCAACAGTAGATAAGGCTGGTAATGGTTACGCAGTTATCCGTTTCCTTCCTGCTCCTCCTGACGAAGATGTTCCGTTTGTTCGTATCTTTGATCATGGTTTCCAAGGCCCAGGTGGTTGGTATATTGAAAATTCCCTAACAACCCTTGGTAAGAACGATCCAGTTTCAGATCATAATTCTAAGTTATGGAACTCTGGTATTGAAGCTAACAAGGAAATTGCTCGTAAGCAAAAGCGTCGCCTTCATTTTATCTCTAACATTTATGTTGTTAGCGATTCAGGTAATCCAGCAAATGAAGGTAAGGTTTTCTTATACAAGTATGGTAAGAAGATCTTTGATAAGCTGAAGGAAGCAATGGAACCACAGTTCGCTGATGAAGAAGCAGTTAATCCTTTCGATATGTGGGCTGGTGCTAACTTTAAGTTGAAGATTCGTAATCTTGAAGGTTATCGTAATTATGATAAGTCAGAGTTCGATAAGTCAGGCCCACTATTAAAAGATGATGAAGCTCTAGAAAAGATTTGGAAGTCTGAGCATTCGTTGAAGGCATTCCTAGATCCTTCTAACTTTAAGTCTTTCGAAGAGTTACAAGCTAGACTGTCAAAGGTTCTTGCTGAGGACTCAGCACCAGCGAAGCGTGCAAAGGCAGAGGACACTGAAGTTCCTTGGGCGGAGGAAGCTCCTGCTCCATCTTTTAAAGCATCCCATGCCCCCAAGTATTCTGGGGATGAGGAAGACGACGATGAGTCTCTGGAGTTCTTTAAGAATCTAGCAAAGTAAAATGATTGAGGAGGGTAATTCCCTCCTCTTTTTTTATGCTAATGATGTTTTGATGTTTCCACCTTTAGATCCGGTAAATCTACCGTAAATATCATAAACCAAAGAAGCCCATTCAGGATATAGATGGTTGTCGGTATTATAATCAGAGAATGATCCTTGTGGGAAATGTCTATCTATTGATTGAGTAAATTGACTTGGTTCAGTTTCTCTTTGTTCAGGATCAGCTGATTTTTGTTGCATTGAAGACATAATTTTTTCTTCAACCGCTGCAGCTTGTAAATTACTAGCAGTATTAAATGATGGTTGTAATTGTTGCCCAAATTGTTGCTGCTGCATTTCGCCTCCACCAATGGAACCTAAAATTCCCATAAGCGGCCCAAGCATTCCACCAATACCACCAATTCCTCCTGCTCCCATCATTGGAGCAATAGAACCCATAGCTCCCATCATTGGGGCCATTGGCATCATACCTCCTGGTTGAGAAGATATATTTGTAGCAGCTTGTTCTCTTGCATAAGACATAATTTGACTAGCATC